AACGGCATGACTGGAGTTACAAGCGTTACATTCGCAGAGGGCATGACGATTAGCGGCTCTCTCTACATGAACGGCATGACTGGAGTTACAAGCGTTACATTCACAGAGGGCATGACGATTAGCGGCTATCTCGACATGAACGGCATGACTGGAGTTACAAGCGTTACATTCACAGAGGGCTTTAAGTGCGGCTCTCTCTACATGAACGGCATGACTGGAGTTACAAGCGTTACATTCACAGAGGGCATGACGATTAGCGGCTCTCTCTACATGAACGGCATGACTGGAGTTACAAGCGTTACATTCGCAGAGGGCTTTAAGTGCGGCTCTCTCTACATGAGTGATAAATGTTCTGAATATTTGCTTGCACTTAACCGTGCCAAAGTCGTATTTACCATTGAGAATGTTCGTTTTGACAAATCCCTCTTTGATAAAGTCCGCAAAGACATACTCACAGCACAAGAAGTTTTTGCAATAGTTAATATGGAACAGAGACGCATCGCATATCAGCGCATGGATAAAAACAAGATGAAGGACTTGCCGAATCTGAAAGTGCTTAATAAAGTCAAGAATGACGGCTATGGTTATCCCATGAAGGTTATCAGCTTTACAGTTGAGGGTTACGATAAGCCGTTTAAATTTCTCAACTGTTTTGACCCAAGCACGGGCAGAGAATATTTCCTTGAAACACAGAGCGATACCTGTTGGATTGCCAAAAATAAATCCTTTGGCATAGAGGATAAAAACTTTAGGTTCAAAAAGGAGTGGTAGCCAATGAGCATAAACATCAGGCTTAAAATTCTCAGTTTCGCAGCAGAGGAGGTGAGATAATGGCAGCACTAAAAAACATAATAACTTTTATGGCAGGAGAGATTGAGGACTTACAGGGAGAGGTAAAATTGATTGGTGAACAGAATCAGAAACTCCGCACAGCCCTTGATGTGAAGCAAGAAAGGGTAAACGCACTGGAAAGAATAATAGCAAATAAAAAGGAGGAGTAAAATGTCAGACGACAAAAAAAGGGAGAGAAAGATAACACCTCTCGGCGAAGCTCGCTGGGCGCATCTTATAACCCCTAAGCCACCGTTTGTTGACCCAAAAACAGGTAAAGCAAAGGGCGAAGCAAAATTTATGATTGACCTTGTTTTTGACCCTAAAGACCCATTATGGAACACATGGGCTAAGACGCTATCTGAAGCAGTTAAAAAGGTCGGAACACAATCGCCACTCAAGAAAGAATTTGACGCAAATGACGAACCTACGGGCAGATATTATGTAACTTTTAAAACATCTGATAAGTTTAAGCCTAATGTCTTTGACAAACACGGCAGACCTATGACTGATGTGAAGATAGGCAACGGCTCAAAGGTGAAGGTCAGCTATCTGGAAAACGAATACGAGGCTTTTGGAGGCGGGATAAATCTATACCTCAATGCTGTTCAGGTCTTGGAGCTGGTAGAGTTCGGCACATACACGGCAGACAGTTATGGATTTGAGGTTGTGCCGGAGGACAATGAATTTAACACCGAGTTGGGGGAGGCGTTCTAAATGAAACGAACTATAAGAATGCAGGGGGGTATTGCTGGGGTTCTATCAACAGGCAGCTATGAGAATTTGCGCCCTAGTTTTCTAATTGAAGAAACCATTGAAGATTGTCTCCTGACTGACGAACAAGTTTTTGCCCGCACTCAGGTTTTATATGATGAGTCTTTCCGCATGATGAAAGAAGCTGAGACAAAGGCAGTAATAGAGCGCATTGAAAGAGAAAAGGCAGGAATACGTTTCTATGTTCATCCTGAAAGCGGGGTTACTATACCGTCTGTTACCTCTGTTATTAACTGGGATGCAGATTTTTTTGTTCCGCCGCATGAATTACAGCAATATGCCTCACAATCTCAAATAGTCCATGCTCAAGTAGAACATTTTATTGAAACTGGGAAATGGGAAGAACCTAAAACACTTACCGATATATGGGCTGATATAGTAATTGTATCTAAGGGCAGCTTGCACTTACCTGTTGAATCGGGTTTCTTCCCTGCGTTTTTAAAAAAATATCCGGTTAATAATATGACAAACGGGCATAAGGTATTTTTGCCCGATGTTGCCGGAACATTTGATTTTGAAGGCATACCTGACTTCCCGGATGCCCTTAAAATACCAACTGTATTTGATGTCAAACGCACTCCAGACCGCATCAAAGACGGCAAGCAACTATCAGCCTACTGTAAAGCCAAAAACTTAACACAGGGGATTATAGTGCCTCTAAATGCCAAGACAGAACAAAAGTTCAGCAAGCCTGTAATTTATAGCGAAGCCGCATTGGATGGATTTTTCAAAATGTTTCAAAAAGACCGTGAAAACTTTAAAAAGCGATACGGAATTTAGGGAGAAACTATAATGCACAAAATAAAAGTAAGAAACCTCAAGCGAAATGAGGTTGGAAAATTTGACCCCGATGTCAGCGATTGGCGGAATCCATATAAGGCAGTCATAAAGTTTGAGGATTTACTGAGGTTGCCCGAGCTGGCGCATTATGACGGATTAGATGATGCCGTTATTATGACGCTTGCCGAATACGAAGCGTTGACCTCTGGTAAAAACTGGCTTATGCCAGAGAAGTCAAGACAGAGCATATTGTTAGCCATTGACGCTTTAAAGGATTCGCTGACAGAGGAGAAATAGGAGGGAAGATGACAATAAACGAGGCAAAAACAAAATGGTGTCCGATGGCAAGAGTGCGGGGGGTTGGTTCAAATACAACCCAGAATAGAAAATTTGACGGAGGAGGCGAGCCTGACACAGATTGTTATTGTATAGCTGCTGATTGTATGATGTGGAGAGAATATATCAATCCTATACATGAAGGTTTTTGCGGATTGGCTGGCAAAGACACATGGCAGGAGAAAAGATGAATAATTTAAGTTTAAGAGAGAAGATAGCTGAATTAGAACATGAACAATGGATAGAGTGGAGCATGCATTTAGCCGATGCGGAAGATATATCACAAGACAGACTCAACAGATGGAGTGAATATTGTACAGATTATAAATTCCTATCCGAACAGCAAAAAGACTTTGATAGAGAATGGGCTGACAAAATCCTTGCCCTGCCTGAACTTCAGGAAGCCATCAAAGGTAAGGCAAAGTATGACAAGTTGTTTGAAAAGTTGCTGGTGGTGGAGGAATGTAAACATAAAGTAGCAGTAATAGATAATAAAGCATTGCGTAGTGAAGATAATAGATTTTTAGATTGCATAAGTTGCAACGGCACAGGCAAAATCTCCAGACCATTGACAGGGGAGGAGAAAGAGGAACTGTTTGAACATGCAGCCACATTTATAATGAAAATGGCAAAATGCTTAGATGCTGTGTATCTCAAATCAGGCATGAGGGTGGAGGTAGAGAAATGAACAAAATTTGGCAAACAAGGGTTTTTCCGGAAAAAGGAAATTGTTTCTCGGCTTGTGTTGCTTCAATATTAGAACTTCCTATAGAATCTGTGCCTGATTTTGATAATGATATAAAGGATGATGATAGTTGGCTGGAGAAATGGCAGATATGGCTACGAGAAAGGGGGTTACAATTTCTTTGCCTTAAACATAATGTTGAGTATGAACCATACACAATGGGCTATGCCATAGTTAGTAAGTCAAATGCAGGATATAGTGATAACGGTCATGCTTTCATTGTTTACGAAGGAAAACCTTTTTTTGACCCCAAAACTGGCAAAAGCAATTTATTAGATACATGGGATTATTGGTATATTCTGATACCTTTAAACCCCGCATGGTGGAGGTAGAGAAATGAATATATCTTTTGAGGTTACTATTAGTATAACTGTTGTAAGTTTCTTTTTATCCATATATTATTTTTGGAAGGAGATTTCATGGGAAGGTAGTAGTAATGGTAAAATGGAAGCTTCATTAGGTATATTTTTAGGAACGTTTATTTTGTTGTTAATGAGTTTTATAATTAATCATGTTACGTGGAGGTAGAGAAATGATTATTCAATATTCAACCACAGGCGGCACGGTAGTTTTCTGTTATTGGTGCGGTGTGTCTTTATATGGAGCTACCCAGATTACATATCTGAATGGCAGTTTGCCATGTTGTGATTTGTGTTTAAAGAAAGCAGATGGATAGTAACAAAAAGGAGGGTAGCATGAATTTTTACCTTGTAGTCGCATGTGTTTTGTCATTGATTGCGGTATTGACAGGTATGGCGTTGATTTATCGGAAGGGGTGGAGAGCAGCGCAGGAGCAAAGTCAAGAATCACCACCAGTGGTATATTGCACTACCTGCGGGGTAGCTGTTTTGAAAGATAGGGCTAAACTGGTTATGATGCAGGAATATTTCTGCCAAGCAAAAAAATACTATTGCCAGTCTCATACCCCAAAATATGACATTATGGGGTTAAACAACACCTATTACAAGGAAATGGATGTTGACGCCAATGGCGAGCCGATAGGATATGTGAAGGAAAAGGGGGGTGATAAAGTGAAAGGTAAAGACAAGGGCATGGAGAAGGGAAAGAAGGGCGGAAAGTGTAAGTAGCTTTACACTACAGACAACTAACAGAGAGAGCTATGTGCAGTGTAAAAACTGCACATAGCCTAAGAAACTGCTTAACTTACATCTATTTTCACCAATCCCGCCATTTCAAATTGAGATACCAGTTCAGGTGATGTATTTCTGGAGGTATGCTTTATGTCAAAGTCTATGCCAAGTTCAGCATAAACCTCTGATACCGCAGCCGAGCAATAGAGGCTCTTCTTTGTCTGCAATGGGTTAGACTTCCATCCCCTGAATATCCAGTAACTTAAAAGAGAACCTACTAACCCCATTATCGGATAGGTAAATCCCTTCTTAATCATGTCCTCCATCTTTTGCATCAGCACTTGCCGCTGTAAATCTGTGAATGGAAAATGCAGAAGCATTGCCGGGCTTGAATCCTTATAATTATCAAGCCACGAGTATTGAATGCCATTGTCAAGACGGCTTGCATCCTGTCCATCATCTTCAGTTGCAGGCCACGGCTTAAAGTCCATTGTAGATTCCCATATAGTCCCTGAATCCACATAGATAAACACATGGCTCCATTTTGAAGGCTTGCCGTCTTTGGTTTGTGTTTTCTGTCCGTAGCCGATTAAACGAGACAGAAAGCTTGTTCCACCCGTTAGGATGATGTCGCCCATCTTGGCTTTTTCTCTGACTTTTGTAATATCCACTATACCTCCTTTAAAACTTTATCAATACATCCCTTTACTGATTTTTTTATATCTTTGCCCCAAAACCGAAAAACCTTATAACCATGAAATGTGAGCATGAAGTTTTGATTAATATCTCTCCGTCTTTTCTCTTACCATCTTAATGTTCATTACTTCTGCCCTCCTGTTACTCCTGCGTCCTTGCTGAGATAGCCTATTGCCGCAAACGCCATACTGATAATTATTGTCGCTACGCCCACCTTGCCCTCCATATACATCGGATATGCAAAGTTCGCCGCTGCTGCTAAACATCCTATCAAAGTCGTTCTCCAATTCTTCATACTATCCTCCTTTGTATCTCCGCTCAAAATGCGGAATGTCTAAAAAACTGCTCCAATTACCTCCCCATGAGTTAATTGGATTCAGCGATTCCCAATAATCACCTAATGCTTGTAATAACGCCTTATCCTGAATCAATGCGCCAGCTTTAAAAAAATGCAGGTCTATTGCAAGCCTGTTTAAGTGATAGCTGTTGGAAGTCTTGCTCAGACCTTGTGCAATGTAAATGTCCTGCTGTTCTTTCGTGCGATAGAGTTCTCCCCCCGTTGCATCAAAGCCTGTTGCCGATGCAAAGGTCAAGAGCTTTACAACATCCTTTAGGAATAGCGATTGTTCTTTGCTTAAACTCATTTTCTCAACTCCCTAATCGCCTCTAACAGTTCCTTTCTTGATTCTCTTGCTTCCTGTTTCATCTCCGATATAAGCGATTTTGTCTCACTTGATACGTTACCGACTGACATTGTTGAATAGCCATAGGCTCCAGCAGACAATAGAATCATAAAGCCAAGCATCCATAAAACTATTTTCCATGATGCCTTATTCTTTTCAATATCTGTAATCCGGTCATGAACAATAGCCAATGCGCCATTATTCGGATTCATCACCTTGTCTAAATCTAAATCAATTCCGCTAAATTTATCCTTACATTCAGGCTTAATCTTGTATTCACATTCCATTATTTCACCGCCCTCGCAAGTTTTATTTTCTCAGCAATACAGATTCTACATTCAGCGTCAGACTCAATAGGCAAACATTTACGGACTGGCTTAAACCTGCAATCCTTACGTTGCCTTAGTATTTGAGCTGCGATTATATAAAAGGTTTCATGCCTCATTATTTTCCCCTTAGTCATTCTGAGGTTTTTCCTTTTTAGGCAATCCGCCCTTAAATGCCTCTGTAAACCCCTTGTCTTGTTTGCTTACAGCCTTATCTACAACATTAAACATATTTGAAACATATCTATTGGGATTAAGCGTATATTTACGATAAGCAACCAAGGCTTTAGCCCCCAACGTTGAAAAAAAAGCGGGAGCGTTCATTGATAAAACCCCATGCAGTAAACCCCAGTCTGTCCCTATTTCCCAATAGGAAGCATTATTAGCTCCCAGTTCTTTCTTGAATTGCTTATTCCTTAATGTATTCATAGATTCTTCAATAGACAGGAGATTACCATATTTATTTTTTGAACCTTGTATACCTTCTCCTGTAGCCTTTAGTGCCGCATTATCAAGCCCGGCCCTTAAATCATTGGCTATATTCAATCGCATAAATAATTCAGTATCCAATTCGGGATTAACCTTATTGAAAAATGATTTTGATTCTTTATTTGTTTCGCTGATAAACTTCTGTGCTTCTTTTGCTGTAAAACCGCCGTCTTGTGATATTTCTTCAAGTTGAGTTTTAAGCGTAGTCGCCTCTGCTTTGATTTTTTTGCCCCTTGAACCCAAAAGCGTTTTATCATTGAGAATATCATCTAATGCGCTAAATGTTTTTTCAGGAATTATCTTAAACCCCGCCTCATCTGTTGCAAGAATTGCAGGCGCAATCTCTTTATTCCATATATTATTTTTGGTTTGTTCAATGGCTTCCGTTAAGCCATAAACTGTTTTGGGAAGTGGCGTTCCATCTGATAATTTCAAATCGCCTTTGTTTTCTATGATACTCTTAACCGCATCGGTTTTATTAGAAATTTCTTTTGTAAAATCGCCCGCAGTTTTAGCCTTAAATCCAGTTGTTCCTGAAAACCCCTTTTTCACAACATCATTGATTAATTTATCATAGATGCCGGATGGCTTAGATGTGCTGAATCCTTCTGGCGTGGTATATCCCGATAGATTTGTATTTTGGCTGATTATCCCTCTCTTTTCCAATGCGCCCATAGCACCCTTTAGCCCTAATGCTTGTAATGGAGCTTCTGCTACATTGCCAAGACCCTCTTCCCAATCCTTTGTCTTATTCCCTGTTGCTGTATCAATCTTGCCTCCAACATATTCCCCTGCCTTACGGGGTAAGCCTAATGGGGCAGTTAAGAGATTAACGGCTTCCATTGCCTTTTTGCCAGATTGTGTTTGAGGCTTATATGTATATGTATCGGCAAGGTATTCTCTGAATTTCTTACCTTCTTCTCCCCCTTTTAATGCTCCCATAACTGCGCCACCAAGATATGAGACAGGTTGCGCTACTGCTCCGGTTACCACGCCCGCTACTGTTTCTGGTATGCCTACAAGTTCATCAAGAGCGGCTTTGCTTTGTTTCCCGATAAAACCCTTAAAACTTCCCTTATCTTCTATCTCCCCTGTCTCGGCTTTTGCGGCTTTAATACCGCCTGATATGCGAACCTGATTGAACATCTGGTCAAGTTCTACTTCAGATGGTGTTGAACCATCGGGACTATTTACAGATATTGTCTGTCCTGTTGTCGGATGTGTAAATTTTAGTGTTGGCATAATTATTCCACCGTAAATGTATATTTACCTACTTGTCCCTGTTTATTTTCTTGAACAGGCTTTGTTTTTTGCGGCGTTTCACCTTTCATCCTCCCCTTTGTGATTTGTATCTCTTCCTTACTACTATCAAGTCTCATATTTGCTTGTTCTTGAGTAGCTTGCAATATTAACTTTAACTGTTTCAATGATAGATTGGGGTCATGAATAGAATCCCATTTCTTTTGTGCTTCCACTGATAACTCAGCAATAGAGGCAGAAGAGCCAGCTGAGAGCTTGCCGATTTCACGAGAGATTTCCATAAGATACGATTGCAAGACTTTTTCCTGTCCACTACCAATAATGCGGGTGTTTAGTTCTCTTAATGGCATATCTAATGCTCTAACATCAAGTCTGTTTAGTTTTTCCATAATCGTATCAACTTGATTTATTTGTTTGTTTATATTAAGAACAAATCCTCCCATCATGCCGTAAATTTTTTCTTGGTTTTTTAACGAACCTACCAATGGGTCGCTTGTATCAATAAATCTATCTGGTTCGGCATTTATAAGTTTGCCCTTTACCTTAACGGATTTGTCCGACTTGGTATCATACACAGGATAAAACCTTTCATCGTTCCACGCTGTAGCCCTTGCTACACCACTTGTTACGGCAACATTGAGCTTAGTTGCCTCGCTTGAAGGCACATTACCGTGTTTCTGTGGATTATAATATTCAGGGGGAGAACCCTCTTTAGAAGCATACTGTGAATTGGTCTTGGGGTCAAAATATACAGTCCACCCGGTGTTGGTTATGGATGGAGTCATTGCTTTGTTTGGATTCTCTTTCGGTGCAATCTTATTTAAAAGATGTGTTTTAACTACGCTTTCCTTGTCTATTAACGGCAAGGTTGATGATACGGTCTGATTAATTTCCTCTGTTGTAGGCTTAACATAAATTGGTTTGTTGTAAGTCGGGATTATCTCCCCCGCTGTCTTTTCATATCCCCCTATAACGTCATTGCCCGATAGAGCAGACAAGGCTTGCGACTCGGCATTTTGCGACCTTATCGTTTGCCCTTCTTTTAGGATTTGCGCTATTTGCGCCTGTCCTTGCTTCAATTCCTCTCCTGAAACTTCCTGCCCCAAGTTTATATGTGTGGTATCAAGAGCAGTTTTAAACATATCCCAATTCCCAGTTTTTTTAAAAGTATCTAACGCCCCCGCTGTCTCTTTAACTAACTTTCCATAGTGATTGTCCCCCATCTTAGAAAGACTCTCGGTTGCGCTTTTCGTGTCGTTTTCATCCCAACCTGAAAGGGGGTTTTTCTGTGCTTTAAGATATGCCTGCGCTCCCATTTTTCTAATTGTTGAATTGCCGGAGGACAACATTGTAACGGCTTGATTGATGTCATGTATGTATTGTTCCCTATTTTTCTGTTCATCAAACTTCTGCTTCTGAAAAGCCGCTGTATCTTCATCCATTCTCTGCTTCCGCATCTGTAAGCCCAACTGAAACCCAGACTGCAACCCTTCTGAAAGCGAGCCTGCCGCTGACGGATATGCGCCCTGCATTAAATTTGCCATTTAAACCACCTCCGCTAAGTATTTCGTCTTTCCTAATAATGTTTCAATCTTCTTATTCATGTCCGCCTTACTTATGCCCTGATACTTAATAAGCTCCTGCCTCTGAGGGCATATAATCTCTTTACCCTCGTTCTTCAGGTCAAGACATTCATGACAGGTCGGAATATGGTCGTTATTAACATCTGTTCGCTTATCGTCATACCTTGCTGTCTGATAGGGGATATTGTTAGTTTTGATGTATTCCCATACATCCGCCTCTGTCCAGTCATGCAAGGGCAAGGCCATAATCCCATGCCCGAATTTAGAAATAGGCTCTTTAATTGTAGTTTTCCCGATGTGTATAGTCTCATCACTTCGCTGTCCCTGAAATATACAGTCCCAGCGGAAGTCGTATTTATCGCAGGTCGGCATAGTCAGCAGGTCTATTAAGGCACAGAGGTATGGTTCACCCTCTTTATATGGTTTACAGCCGTTATAGAGCGTCAAATAGTCCTTGCCGTTCACATAGAAGTAATGAATGGCATCCCAGAAGCCATCCTTTTGAACGTAATCGCTTAGAAAGGGCGGATAGGTATAAAGGGGTGTCCCCAGCTTATTAGCGACCCTGAAAGCTCTGTAGTGCTTCTGAAGCATCTTTCCACCTGTATCCATGAGGTAAAGCACGTCTATATCGGGTATAAACTTCCTCACCATATCAAGAAGCACAATAGAATCCTTACCGAAAGACGACATAACAACTGGCATTGCCGCCTTTGACAGTGATATTTCTAAAATCTTTATTGCGTTATCTGTCTTTGTCATTATATTAGGACTGCTGCTACCCCTACACCTGTTCCTATCAGACTCATCATACCAGATTTGTTAGCCGCCTTATTCTGTGCTGTCGCCATTTTAGCTTGCTGTTGTAACTGCCTGTAATTCTGATAGGGGACAAGAGCAGAGCTGTAACCTGCGCTTAAATTAGCGTATGCCCCTTCCTCATCTTTACGCCTGTTTAAATAAGAATTTACCTGATTAGACTTGTATTCTCTCTCTGCTCTCATTCTATCCATCTGATTTAGGTAGTTTCCCGTTCCCCCTGAAAGCTGGAGATTATTAGCTTCATCCTTAAGAGCTGTGATATGGTCGTTTAAAAACCCTCTCGCCTGCTCATAACTCATGCCTTTTAATCCCATTACAACGCCAGTCATTTTGTCTATATCCGCCTGCTGCTGAGGGCTTTCAAATTTACCATTCAATGCGGCATGAAGATTATTGAATTTTATCTTTGCCAGTTCGTTTTCGCTCAATTCCAGCGGATTCATTCCCCCAAGCCGCTCTGCCTCTGAAAGAGGCTTGCCCGCTGTATCTAAGCCCATTAAACTAAAGCGATACGGTTTAAGTAAATTCCTTTCGGTTAACCCTGTCTCGGTAGATTTAGTATTCTCCTTTATCAGGGATTCTTGCCCTTTCATTAAATTAATTTCTTCCGGGTCGTAACTCATATTCTAATACCTCCCTGCTGATACTGCTGTTCTTGGTGTAGAAGTTCTACTACCACTACTTCCCATATAAGCCGCAGCTGTCATGCCGCCCGCTGTCCCGAGCATGTTATACCATCCAGCCTTATTTGCGGCACTTGTATAACCGCTCATATAATTGTCCTGATAGCCGCTTGCTGCGTTTTGGGAATAGGGCGTTAGAGCGTTACTAATAGAGCCTACAAGCCCCATATTCGGATTGTATAGCTCATAGCCATATCCTTGCGGTCTCAAATAATTAGATACAAGCCCCTTCGTAATATCAGATGCTTCAGTAGCCTTGCCCGTTCTAATCTTCTCTCTAAGGTCTGCGGCATTCGCCTCAAAGCCAAGCAATCCCTTTGAGCCGCCTGTTGATTCAAGGTATCTTTTCCCATAGCGCTCATTAAGATTCTGCAAGAGGTTTGTTTTCTGTTCGCCAAGATTCTGCTCAACGGATGCTGGGATTGGCAATGTCCCCGCCGCTGCTTTTTTCTCTCTATCCATAGATTCGGCGGATAGGATAAAAGCATCCTTTTCATTATCGTCTGCAAAATATGCAGGATTAAGGTTCTCTCTTGTAACAGGCGCATTTTTATCAAGTAATGCCTGTATATTTTCGTAAGCTATTGGATTGCCGCTTGCATCTACAATTTTATTGAGCTTCATGCTCTTTAATACCATTGGCTCAAGGAGTTCACGGTCTTTTTTATCAGCCGCAAGCTGTAAAGCCTGTGCATCCAACTGTTTTTTTTGTGCTGCCATTAAGTCAAGTTCTTCTTGACTCTTTGCAGGGACAGAAACATCACCACCACCGCCGCACATTCCCATTATTGCGCCTCCTCTATAAATGTCTCTTTAACCAAAATTGAACATTGCCTCATGTGGCTGTAGCCTCCGCATAAAAAAGCTGTTACACCCATTAATTCATTTATATAGTCTTTCATTACATGGCTGTAAAGCCGTTTCAAGCTATCTCCGTTTTCAGCCCATTCATTAGAATCCATAAACGCATTGTAAGAGGCGATATGCAGAGGAATAAGCGTCTGTGCATTTTTAATAAAGAACGGATTAAGCCATAATCCACCCAAGAGTTCAAAGAACGCCCTGCATATCTGTTTATCTTCTACTTGATAATCTTTGTCAATCAAATCATCAAGAACCCTACTGACCATGCCGATTGATGTAAGATAGCTCTCCGCATCAGCATTGCCGTTAGCACAGAGCTTGATTATCTCATCACAGGCTAAATCATTTGTCTTTCTTTCTTCTATTGTTGCCATATTACCATGTCTCTCCCGTAATTATTAGTAATTCAGAATTCGGTTTCGTGGCTGGTTTAATGGAGGTCGTCCCGGCGCTAACCAACCATTCAACCAAAAAAGTATGGTTGCCTGCTGACAAGCCCGAAAAAACCCGCCTGCCTGTGAGATTTGCGGGTTGATTAACGCTGCCCGAAAAAGAACCTCCATACGTCTTATATTCCGTTCCTGCGTCCCGATTAATTCGGAAATCAGTCCAGTTACCGTCATTTTCAGCAACTGCGAATATAGAAATCATAGCGATACCTGATGGGCCTACAGCAAGAGTCAGGCTATGACCCGTAGTCGTAAACGATGTTGACGTAGTGGTAATATCCGATGCAAGAACAGCCTCGGCAATCGTTATAGTGCTTCCAGCTGCCTTCGGATTTAACAACACCACCTTATTCGCTGTAGAGTTATAAATCCACTCTACCTCATGCCCTGCCCCTGCAATGTCTCCAGCAACGAGAGCCGCAAGGTTCTCCTTAACAAAAGTTTTAGCTGCTAATCCGTCAGGCGCAAAGGTCGGAGTTGTGATTGTATTTGCCCCTGTAGCACGGAAAACCCCATGCATTTTGTCCACCCAATTGGTAAATACAGGCACATGGATTGCTGTTATGGCATCTACCGTGCCAGCGACAGAAGTTGCAACCCGGAGGCTATTTACCGCTACACCTGCCTGTGGGAAAACTGTTGCAAATGTGGTTGTGCCGTCATAGTGGAATAATATCCTATCTCCGGCTGTGCAGGTATAATTTACACCGCCGTTTATATTTAAGTTCGTTGCATGATATGTAAGCGGCCATGCGCCATCGGCAATAACCCATTGCCATTGCCCTGATTTCATAGTAACTGCTGAGGTTGTAGCTGCGCCGGATATATGCAGAAGATTACCTGTTGCAGTGGAAACATCTGTCGTTGTAGCAGAGGCGATAGTTGCGCCTGTAGCAAAATTAATTAAAGTCGGGTCTTGATACCAATATGTCCTGCCTGTTATTTGAGCTATAACGTATCGTAAGCGTTCAAGTTCGCCTTGTAATGATGTTGCAAGGGATTCAGAATTCGCAGGGTATGGGTCAACCGTAACCCGCATTGCCGTTACATCCGATGATTGGTCGTCCATGCCCGCAGGCGTGAAATTATTGAGTATATTCGTCTCAATAGCATTAAGGTCAGTTGCCGTTAATGTATCACCAGCCACAAAGGTTTTACTCCTTGAAAATGTTGCGCCCCCATAGGCAAGTGCTGCCATTAAAAACAGACATACTAATATTGCTATGGTTGGAAAAAATCTTTTAATCTTCATGTCTTAACCCCCCTCAATCTAAAATGTTCCATTAACTGAGATATGAAAAAACTCTCATTGACTTGGTTATTATAAATTTCATGTTGTATGCGTTTGCCATAAACCCCGATTTGAAAAGAGGTATCTATTAATTCCTCTGCCGCTAATACATCAGTATCAAGGATAAAACTGTCCAGTTCTCCGCCAATGCCGCCTAAACTAATCGTCTGCTCTGTTATCTCAACTCCATCTATCCATGTTCTTGCCTTTAGGAAAAAATTGCCTTCAACTTTAGTTACAACCCTGCCTCGCCAGAAGTGCTTATTTGCAAATGGAGCTTCAAGCCCCCAGTATGGAGTGCGAATCCTGCCATTGTATGCCACCCCATTGTCATTTGCATTCGCCGTTTCAAGTTTCCAGTAAAAACCATTGGCATCGCCCGTATAGATTTTATAAACTCCAGCCGATTCCTTTACCTCCGTAGCGCATAAGGCATGGTAGCCGCATGTGCCTGAGTTAGTCATAGGCGCACCCCAAGCCATAGCAGCAGGGCGGTCAAAAAAATAAGGCAGTGCAATGTCGGCAGTGTCGCTTCCGTTTTGCGTCATAAAAAATAAAACGCAGCGTCTTACCGAATCAAGAACGGCATGAAAGTTAGCGACATCAGAAACCTTGATAAATTCTCTTATCCACCTATCTATAAAAGCAGGTCTTGAAATAGATGCGGCTTTATAATCTCCTGTTTCAATTATGGCATTTATAGAGTATATATTTCCGTTTTCTTCCATGATTAAAACGTCATTAGGGGTCTTAATAATACACCTAAAGTTTGTCGCTCCGCCTTCCCATGCTGCTTTGTAGTAGCTCCAGTTTGCAGGAGTTGCGTCTGAATCATCTATAAAATAAGCCTGTCTTTTTCCAAAAAGCAGAAGTTTATTCTGAAACTCTACACCGCCGACAATACCATATCCATCGCCTGTATCTATAACTATTTTTAGCGCACCAGTTACAAATTCCTTACCATTGCCTGATGCCGAGGCATAAACGCTGCCGTCTGCAAAGCCCAAAGCCCAAAGCCTCTCTGAATTGCCCTTTGTATGTTTTATAAACTGTTTAGGTTGATTTGTTCCTGTCCAGTCCGCCGATGGATTTGTTATTGCGGAAGTTCCAGCCGCAACACCATTCCACGTCTGAGGCGTATCTATGCCATTGCAATAATAAAGCTCGTTCTCATAACTCATCATGTGTGCAATGGCATTAACTGTAAGCCCTGTCTTTATAGTGGTAGTAGAGTTTTTATAGAGTTTGCCGTCATTCGTTGCAAGCATTATAAAATGAGTTCCGTTTTGAAGTGTAAAGTCGTATATGCCGAGAATCTTAGGCGCACCAGATATAACAGTTCCGTTTACTTTGGATGTTCCGCCTCTCTTACCCCATCCGTTTTCGTGGATATTGATATTACGGGAAGGTTCAACCATCATAAAAGGCGGAATTGCGTCAATATTCGGGTCATGCGTAAACCCGCCCTTGCTGCAATCAATTCCCTTTGTCTCGCCTTGATACATCAGTTACGCTCCATCCGTGTATATATCTATTCCACCGCCTGAGTTATACATCAGGGCAGCGTCAAAATGAACTTTCTGCATCGGTTTCCAAATCTGTTTTTTAATGTTGGCAAGGCTGGTTTCAGCAATAGATACAACCGCAGGACTTATAACCGCATCTTCTTCTGGAGCTAATCTTATTGAAAGGTTATAAATCATAGCTTCTTCATATTCAGGTGAAAAGCTGTAAGTAGTGCTTGTTAAAGCAAATGCCGTCAGGGGCTTTATAGAATCAATGTAAATCGTCTCTGCTGATGCAGGCAGATAATTAAATAGTATTTTGCCAAGCGCAAACTCTTTGAGATAGCATAGCCTTGTAGGGCGTGTGCTTATCGTCTTATCAATAAGTGAGTTCCATTCTGCAAGGGTCATATCCACGTCAAGTGAATAGTCGTTGTTATTTGAATCTCTGATATATGCGCTTGTAATCTCTAAGGGGCGGACTGTATTAAAATTACCTCCGCTGCCTATTGTTCTTACTCCGCCTAACGAACCAGTAGCCAAAGTAAAACTTTCCCTTGTCTTATAAGGAACGATTAAGCCCTGCACGCTCCATGAGCCAATCATGGCATTAAGTGCGGCAAGCGCATCACTCTGTTGTGCTGGAGATACGGATTTAACCCCTATCTTCCTATACGCCGGATTGATTATAGCTGCCAGAACAGTAGCCATCTGTATTTTCTCCTTCTTCTATCGCTTTGTTTTTCTTCTTCCATGCCTCTCTCTCAATCAGGGCAATATATAAAACCGTGATTAAAGCCAGAGGCATCAAGTGCCAACTAAAACCGAACAAACAAACTATTGAGGCTGAGAGCAACCCGTAGAAAGGGATAGAATCGTATTGTTTAAAAGCCTCCCACAACAGCCTTCCTAAAAAAGCAAGGGCTAACAGCAAACCTACAAACCCACCTACAAACAACCATTCAACATATTCATTATGGGCCTGCATAAATAATTCACCCTGTTGCTTATTACCTGGAAAAAAATCACTGTCTTTATTTTCTACCCGTTGAACCGCTTGTTCAAATGCTTTTTTGTCTTTAATCACAGAGTATATCTTCTTCTGGTCTGTTGGATTTAGATATTTCCAAGATGTGATTAGCGGAATGACAACTCTATATTGATTAAAGCCCCATCCAAAAACGGGCTTAACAGAAGCGACTTTAAGACTTTGCTCCCATACATAAATGCGGGATGATTCATAATTTTTGTATGAAAAAGGCTTAATAAATATTACAAAACAGGAGATTGAAACTATAGAAATAACGAGTGCCGTCATAGATTTTTTAAGCGGCAGTTTATAAAACGCCCAGAGAACAGACACTATCGCAAAAGCTACAACTCCCTGAAAGGAACCGCTCAATATAAGCCCCGCAACAATCACAGGCAGCAGCCAATATCTTTTCTTCCTGAAAAAAGCAGGTGCGGTTATTGCGTATAAAGCAGAGGTTTCATTGATATTGCTCATGAGTCCCGGAATCTGATAATGTGATTTAATGACAATGTGAATATTGAAAATCTGTAATACCTGCCAAATAAGATTCAGACATGCAACGGCTATCAGCAAGTCATATAGTATTTCTTTATTGATATTTTCAGCCTTTACAGCCCATACCAGAAAAACTATCAAGGCAAACAGCATGTAATAAAAATGAGGGTCGTAATACGCCATAAGCACCGATTTTAGACAAACATATAGGATTAACGCCCCCAATGCCATATCAACCCGAAATGCAATATACACTCCGGCTGCTATTAACATTGAGAGCGTAAACCCAGTTATGCGCTGAATACGAGGCTCTATACCATTAGGCATGAGAAATATAATCCCTGCCAACAGCACAAAGGCTATAAGGTATGATGCCCCGTTCTTCATCTTCCGCTAATTCCCTACACAGATATAATCAACAATAGATACATCCGCTGTCGTTGCCGATGTAAGGGTTATGGATGATGTAGAAGTGTGTCCTACGCCAACATGGTTTGTAGCCCCACGGCTTCCCACTGTGCAAACATAGCTTGTTGTAGCTGTAAACGCAGGGTCTATACTCACTACTGACGCAGAGCCGCCAACTAATGTTACATAGCCATACACTGTCTTGATGCTTGATGCTGTTGCACCGCAAGTCGTGGTAGAACCACATTTGATACCACCCATGCCAGCCTTAGAGGTAATTGGAGCGGCTATTGTGATAGTCCCTAACTCATAATCCTCTTTCATGTAAGGCGATTCAAAAGCAACATCCCAGTCATTATCGCTACCCGGACTTATGATTATATAATCATTCTGTCCCATGATGTAGCGTGTGGATTCGCCACCAATCGTATCACCCGAAGCAGGAGTTACGATTATGGCAAATACTGTTGCGTCTGTCTTTAGAATCTTATACGCCTTTGTTCCAGCAGCCCGTGTGCTTGCAACTGACGGCAATGTCGCTACAATGGTAGCCGATGTAGCCGTAAACTTTACAAGGCTGTCTGAGCTTGTAAGCGTATAAGCTGTGGTCTTGGTAACGATGTTAGAGGAATTAAAACTATATCTATCCCCCCCCTGCCTTATGGTTTCCGTGTATCCGGCAATAGAAGCCATAAGGAACATAACAACAAGAACTATACTCAAAATCTTCTTCATTCCTTTATCTCCTTTTTTTGAATTGTTTTTATCCACTACGTTTTAGCCCCATACCACGCATGCTTCTTCGGGTCTGATACACTCAAAACCATAAAGAGCATCTATCCTTGTGATAAGCACATCGTTTGTGACGTCTGATGCACTCCATAACCTGAGACTTAAGCCTTCAAAACTCTCCTGAACGCAAATCTGAGCATCTTTGTATGTCTTCATCTTTGCACCGACAAATGCAAATGCGTTTTTGGTAAATGCAATATTCATCGGATAGTTTGTAGAGGCTGTGCCTGCAACTGTTATGACTGCTGTATCCGCCGGAACTGCGCTTACGTTCTGTTTTGCACCGCTTGTAATTATTGACGGGCTGATAACGTAGGTCAGGTTATCTGCTGTTGACAGAACTGTAAACTGTTGTAAATAGTCGTAAGCGGTCTTGGTTTCAGGGTGAACAGCATAGACGTCAGCTATTGTAAAACTATCCCCCACTGCCATTACGCCACCTGCGGTTATGAGTGAACTACCCGCCTGAGCTGCGCCATTGACTGTTACTGTGGTATGGTCTGAACCTGTGGTAAGCACTGGGATTAACGCATCAGAATACCAGTCAAAGCCGAGGCAATTCTTCATCTGCCCTGTCATATACTGCTTGCTTACAGCAGGAGCGGCGTTATACAGTCCTGATAGAGCATTGACCATTGCTACCTGCGCAGCAGGATTGACTATCAAGGTTCTATCAATAGGTGAAGCAAGGTTCTCATCCAGCTTTCTGCCTGCGTTGAGAACTGTAAGCATACTTGCAGGGGTTGTCCCGGGTGTCCCTACTCTGTTGTAAACCTTCTTAACTTTTGTGTAGCAATCAGCAGCTATGGCTGAGGCAAGCTGCGCCATTGCAGGTCTGATAACCCTCTCTTTCACCCCGCTTTCATCTATGTGCTGAGTTAATTCCTCTGAGGTAAACTCTACTGCAACGTTTTTCTGGGTTGCACGTGTAATCGTTACTGTATCTTCTTCTGTGGTCTGAGGCGTTACGACCCTGCTTGTCCCGACTGTATATTTATTCGGGAGCCTGATTTTTAACTGAGAACCTATTTGTGCGCCCGCAGAGTCATAATCCTTGTCATAGTTCTGGTTACAGTTTCCGATAAACGGAGACTGATTGTGCAGAACCCGCAACATCTCCTTTGCAATCTGCTGAACAACTTGAATCGTATTTGCCATTTTAAGTTATCTCCTTCTTGCCGCTACCTCTTCCTCGTTTACCCGCTTAACGTATTGCGCTGTAGTTTCATTGCTGTAATCCACTGCGCCACCGCCTTTACCTCCAACGGGCGTAATCGGGGTAGGTGCGTTTGTGTTAAGTTTTCTTGTCTTATCAGCAGCTATTTGGATTTCTAACTTTCCAAGTTCACGGGCGATTCCTAATGGGTTGAGGATTGCAATATCCCTTGCGGTCTTTTCGTTTTTCGCAAGATAATAGGCAATTTCTGCGCCTAAAGGACTTTCGTGAATAACCTGAAGCATAACGTTATCTGTATCCAGATAGACGTTTTCCAAGGCTTTTTTGATGTCAGGGATGGCTTTTGAAGCTTCCTCTACTTTTTCAAGAAAACGTGCCTGATTTGATTCATAGACTGCCTTATCTTCGGCTGCCTTTGCCTCATTCATGCTCTTTATGGATTCGCTTCTCTGCGCCCTTTCCCTTGCCTCAATAGTCCAATTCGTTAAAGCCTCAATATACTTGTCTTCATCGTCAAATTCAAATCTATCAGGCTTCTTGATTGGATTTTCAAGCTCCTTTACCCTTGCTTCAAGTTCACTTGCCCGTTTTGTAGCTGCATGTTCTCTTTCTGTAGCCGCCTTCCTATCGGTAAGCAGTTTTTCAAAGCGTTTGGCAGTTTCAGCCTTAATCTGGTCTGGTGTAAATTCAACTACCGCTGCGTCTGTTGCTACAGAAACTTCTCCCTCGGCTGGTGAGGCCGCCTGTTCACCTTCTACTACTGGCGGGTTGATGACTTCCACCACTGCATTTTCATCTGTAATCATGTTTGTTCTCCTTCTGCACCCGTTACGGGTTGGTTTATAATTCCCTCCGGCGGAATTTGCTCCTGCGGAGGAGGGGTCTTAGGTTGCAGGACTGTTGCCTTAAATTCTTCCATTGCCGCTTTCACCTTATCTGCAAATGGGAAATCGTTTGCTTCGGCGATTATTGGCAGTAAGAAGGGCGAGGCTTGTGGGGCTGTTTGCATAACGTATGTCATTTGTTCAACGGCTTCCTGCCGCCTATTACTGTAATTCTTAATATCGCCTTCAACGTCATATCTGCCAACTGAGAGGTCATTTAAAATTACAGGCTTGCCATTAAGTAAAACAGTTTTATTAATCTCCGCTAATGTGTTTTTCCCGTCTTCTCCTCTCATGCGAACAACTCTCTCTGTATCGTAAATAGATGGAATCCACTCAATACAAATCCTAACCGTCTTTAAAATCGCTCTTCTGAGATTGTCTGGGAAATGATAAGTCGTGAGGTCGCTGCGCTGTGCCCTATTTCTAATTGCTACGCCAGTGCGTTCATTGCTAACTTGTCCGAAAGAAGCCTCGTAAAGCCCAATCGTATCAGGGATGTCTTTATCTGCGATATTAAGCATTGCCAACACGCCCGGCGCAACCTGCGGAGGCTGTTCTCTGCGTGGTCTGGTATTGCCAGCCGTGCGATTAACAGGCAGATAGAATCTATCGCCAGCTTCGCCGTTGTCCCATATATCCGTATAGCCTTCAATCTCATCAGCAAAGACCAGATACGGAGCTTTCGGCTGCAATGCCACTGTTTCGGCAAAGGTTGATAATGAATAATTATAAAGTCTCTGTGAGTCCTTGCCGTCCCGAATAAAACTCCTTCTATGAATTTTGCCGTCTATATTTACAAAATCACCTTCCACCTGAACAACTGGGATAACAGTCCCCGGCAATGTGATTTCTTCTAAAACCTCATTGCCTGTAACCTTATACCACTTAATGCGATAGGATTTAAAAGTGCGGGTAGTTATTATCTTCAATCCTGCGGCAGTAAGAGATTCAGCGGTTCTTTCCTTTGTGAGTTCTATGATTTTTGTGCTGTTGTCAGGGAAAAGCACTTTAGCAATGGTTTTATCGTAAAGTTCCCTCTTGTAGTATTCGCTGACAAAGATTTTATCCTTCTCATACCAGAGCGCATACGCATCACCGTAGGAACTGCTATCTGTGTCCACGTATTCGGCATCGGGGTATTGTGCTTTAAACTCATCTTTAGTAAGCCCTTCCCTGATAAAACAGTAATTGCCTCTTGGGTCAAGCCAAACTGAAAGCGGATTATCAATTTTCTCAATTAGAATTTCCTGAACAACATCATCGGGGACAAAATCAGAGCGGACACGCCAGTAACCCCATCCTCCGGCAAGCGCATACATGCCGCCATGCGAATAAACCTCATCGGCTGTGCTTTGATATTCAATATGCCTTAAAATTCCGTCATATATATCAGCGGTTTTGGGGTCGCCGTAATCGTCAACAGGTCTGACCTTCATTGCCATTCGCATATCACGCTCTCTATTTGCAACCTGAGCAACGAACTTCCTAAGTTTAGGAGATGTCAGACATGGCTTGTTTTTTCTTTTTCTTCTTATTTCCTCCGGCCATTGACCATCGCCAATGTTGTAGGTAAAGCAGAGGTCTTCAAGAAATAACTTTCTATCAGAAGCCTCATTGGTGTTAAGCTGTTCAAACCTTGTTCGGATTTCTTTCAGCAAATCATCGTTTATTTTTTTTGCCAATCTTTTCTCCAAAAAAAATCCCAACCAAGGATTGCTCCTCAATCGGGATTAGTTGACTCCTTGCGGAGTGCTAAATTTACCGGATGATTAAGTTACTAACATTTGCCTTTAGGCATTTTACCCTTACCTCCAGACATCTTGCCGCCTTTACCTTTAGCCACCTTCATCACCTCCTTTAAACCGCATGGTCGGTTTAATATCTCCTACACATCCCCCATGACAATTAATCTCTATCCTCTCCGTAAACTTATTTAAGAGCGGAATTTCCATACCCTCAATGTTCACCATACACCTTTTTAACGTTTCTGTCAAGACTTTTTTAGAATCCACTTTTACACCCCCATCCATGCTGTCGGGTTATTATTGCCAAAATAAAAATCACGGGCTTTGGGTTTTTTAATTTGAGCATCCTTAGCTTTCCTAAAAACATTATCGTCAAAGGCGTAACTCATAGCCAGAGCATCAGCCTCATCCGGTGAACTGCCTGATTCAGTCATAAGTTTTTTAATTTCTGACTTCTTAATAATTTTTATACGCCCCTTTGAATCTTCTTTCTGGTCAAACTTAATAACCGAGAGCTGGTCAATAAGGGCCGCATCGGGGGGGATTGATATAGCGCAATTTTCAAAAGCTTTTCTAAGATTCCAATAGGCTTCTGCCCTTCTATTGACAAACCTATCAGATTTAAAGGCAGTCGCCCTGCTGTCAAAGGAACGAATCTTAAAACTGCCGAGTTCCCTTCTAACCTCGCCGAGAATATGCCAGCCAATGCCAATGGAATCACCTATAAGAGCATCGGCTTCTGAATCTATCATCTCTGATTTTATCCAGCCAACAAGCATATTGCTGTCCTTTGTGCTGTTGCGCTTGAACAGATACACCTTACCGCCTTTACGGGTGCAAATAACTGATTTATCGCCGCCTGCGCCGCAATCAAGGGACTTTACAAGCGGGTCTTGAGGCAAAGGGTCTATAGGTCTGTTGACCGCATCAGCAAGCCAGTCAGGGGGTATAAGCGCATCGGATTCAGCCATAGGCGGCAGTCCGAGAACCCTAATCCTGTAGGGGTTAGAGTCCTTGCCGTAAGCCTCTGCCAGTCCTTTAATATGCTCCTTATTCACCAACTCTGATTCCTCAGCGTTCCAGCGAATAGGAATCCAACGCTTACAATCACCTCCAAAATGACTTCTAATCGCAAATCCCTTAGTCCGTGTAGGGTTATAAATCAGAATTGCAATATTGACTAATCCCGTTAATGAACCCTCTAAGGGCTTAAATACAGGGTCGTCAACTCCAGTTGCCTCGTCCACTATAAATAACATAAACTTTTCATGTCTGCCAGCCAGTGTTTCAGCCTGAGATTCGGGATTAGCATTAGCAGATATAGTTCTGGCAACAGCAAACCACTCTTTGCCTTTATCTCCATGAAATTTATTAAAGACCTTTTCGCTTTGAAGTTCAAACATATATTCAAGATAGCCCTTGCTTGCAGGGTCTTTGGGATTAATTTTATGAGCAAGCCTTCTCCATTTCGACATCTCCGCCCAGATAACATCTGACAGTGTATTGCCCGATGGCGCTGTAAGCATTACTTTTGGAAAAGGAAATACATCCAAAAAAAACCAAGCCGTTACAGCCGCAGCCGCATCCTTCCCTACCCCTTGCCCGCTGCTTACGCTCAACCCTATCTTCCCAGCATATTCCCTATCCCCATCCGTCATCTTTCTGCCTATGACAGATATTACTTCTGGGTCGTCAATCAGCCCGCCCTCAACCGACAGCCTCATCTTAGCCCCTATCAGCTTCCCTAACTCCTCAAAATACTGACTATGCTGAACAGTCATTATAAACTTACCCTCAAACATATCCTGCACCCATGCCATAGGATTTACGGCATACATGGCATACAACCGCTTATGTTTCTGTTCAGCCGTTAACGACACTTATTTCTTCCCCTTCTTCCACACCTTCTTCTTCCCTATCGCTTCCCCTATTATCCTGCTTATCTCACCCTCTATCTCCACATCAGCACTTAACATCTCAAACAGCTTATCCGTTATCGGAAAGTTCCTGCCACCCACCACCAATACCTTAATCTGTCCTATCATTTCTTTACCTCCATTATTGCAGTTGCTAAGTTCTTGATACTATTAAACCCGTATTCAAGCCCCTTTGCATAAGTGAAGAGTGTTGCAAAATCATTAAAAGGAACATTCTCTATAACCCCGTTGCGTAACACTGACCTCCTAATCTTATCTGCCACAGATTCCTCCTTAACATCCACATTCATGCCATTCTCTTTACACATAAGTCCTCCTTTATGGTTTTACAACTATTTATAAGACCTTTTGTTCTACATGTGCCGAGAGAGGACATAACGATATTCCACTCGCTCTGTCTCGGGCACATCCCCCCCACCTCATATCCAAGCCTATCAGCATGTATATTGCCATTGTGCGTAACACTCGTTACTGCCTGATAATCCATATTATGTAAAATATCACCCATTGATTTTTAACGATAATATGAACTGCATACAATACAGCTACGCATCTATTACCTTATTACCTGTATCTTGCGGTATTTCGGTGGAGGGCTGCTCCTGAACTGCTATGACTGGCTCGGATACATCTACTGGCTGCTGATGCCTCTCATACATATTTATAATGATTGCGTGAACATCCGAGGATATGCCCTGCCCCGATTCAAGCCTTGACTTATCCCAGGCCACCCCTGCACACCATGAGGCAGAGTGCATTATCCGAGCTTTTTGGTCTATGGAGACGAATGCGTTATTAGTTTCCAGCTCTTTCTGTAGGCTGTCTCTTGCTGTAGCTGCCAGCTGTTGGTTCTTGATTGATTCCCTTTCCCAGAGCTTGATTTTTTGTTCCGGCTTTAGGAGTTCAAGTCTTTGATTTTCCTCATTAATCCATTGATAGAGAGTTTTTGGGGTTACACCTATTGAAGCTGCTATTTCGGTTTTGCTTTTGAACCCTTGCTTGATTTTTCGTAAGACTATTTGTTTATTTTTCGGACTGGTATGCCTGTAACCTTTCTTATACACTTTTGGGGTATTTTGCCTCATGTGGGTATTAATACCACACTTTAATGTGTTTGTCAAGTAGTTTATGGGGTATGGGGTAAAATGCCTCACATAACGGGTTACGAGGATTGCTTGAGATTGATTAATGAGACTAGGTTGATAGTAGAGTATGGGTTGTTAAGGGCTGTATCTACCACCCCCAAACCCCCTAAAGGGGATTCAAGGCATATTTCTATCATTAGAGAATTCTAATTCTCTTTAAAATCAACAATAAATTGGTCGTAGTGCTATGAGATGCTTGGTTTGCTTATCTCGGTGCTTTGAGCGTCTTTGTTTGTTCGACTCTCAACGCCAAGTCTTACACGCACAGCGGAGGCGATTTTATTACATACGGTTCTTATGTCTTCATTGACTTCATGGTTGGTAAATCTTCTGGTTGCAATGCCCATGCTTTCTAATAGCTCATCTCTTTTACCGTCATAAAATCTTTGTTTGTAATTGTATTTGTGATGCAATCCATCTATCTCAATGCAGAGCTTGGCTTTTGTTATATAAATATCTAAGATAAAAAATGATTTTTGATGATGAATAACATGCTGAAAAATACAATCCACGCCATAATGCTTTTTAATCCCCGGCTTAAGCATTTTTATTAACGCTTGCTCTGCCACTGTAGCTTTAACTCTTAATTCATGCCTGTAAATACGGGCTTGCTTGTTTCTTTGAGTTTGAGTTTCTAATAGTGTATTTTTATATCGGGGGTTTTCAAATTGTTTTTCCTGAGGGCGTGTAGTGGACATAACGGGAATTATTCCGATGATATTACCATGTGCATCCTTCCTGATTATATCACTGCACTGCTTCCTTGACCAGTATTGTAATTTCTTTTTTCTCACATATCCTTTATACCATTTTTAAAAATCCATTGCAAATGCTATAAACAGAGCTAATAGGCGATATTAATAGATTTAATGAGTTAGATGTCTGTGGATACCTGATTTCCGGGTTTTGGGGGTTAGTGATATTTTACATAATCTTATCTCCTCATTAATCCCGCTTATGCGCTTATCCATCTATTAATATTATTTATAGGCTGCTGGCATGGATGTTGACAACCAAATCCCTATTAATAAAATAAATCAATCTATTAATATTATAAATTGGACAATGATATATAGCTATGATATATTAATATCATGGTAAGGGAAAAACGAAATAAAAAGGAGGTGAGAACGATGAAAGAATTACTCCGGATAATCAAAATGAAAAAAGGCATGTATCACGTATATACAGCCAATTTTTATCTGATTTTAGTGAATGAGGTGAGAGGTATCGGTATATACTTTGACGGCTCAACGCTCTGCAAAACATACAGGCATACAGACATTGCAAAAGCAATTAATTACATCTGCAAAAAGGAGTTGCTATTTGCTTAACCCGATAAGTCCTGACGCTCAGGCAGAGGCAGGCAAGGCAAAAGGAGAGGGAAAATGATAGACAAAAACAACTATACACGGTCAGAGATGCCGCAATATTATAGAGATTTAGCTCTCGATTGCGCCTCGGAACTCAATGAACTTGACGACAATGAACTACTTGAAAAGTTGGGTCGCAGTGTCCCGTTCTGCGTATGCGGTCAGGAACATGGCGGATACGGTGGTGTTCCGATTATTTCTGAAAAAGAACGTGAGGGCAGACCGCCGATAATTACGGCATACATCGCACAGGAGGAATGCGCCGAGAAGGCAACTTCGATAGGAAAATATAAATATATAATAGAAAGGGACGGGAGCAAATAAATTGATAACAGAAGCTGGACTCAAGAAATAAACATCATTGAGTTTGTATCTCATATTACAGGGCATGATGCCGATTTTATACAAGGATATATCAAGACAAGCAAGGCAAAAGGAGAGGAGGGAAAATGAAAACTCAATCATGGATTATCAAACAAGGAGGGAAGATGAAAACGATAGAGAAAGAAACAGCAATTGGGGCATTGGAAAAGGCAAAAGCAGACTGGCATAAGGCTGACGTAGACTTGTGGAAGGCTAATGAAACTAAATTTAAAGCTAATGCAGACTGGCTAAAGGCTGAAGAAACCCTGTGTAGAATAATAGAAGAGGAGGAGCAATGCAATTAAAGACATGGGATAAAAAATATATGTATGACATGGACTCTATCGTGAAAAGCGGGATAGACTTAAAAAATATATTGTCAACTCCCATAACAGAAACGCCGTGCCGGAATAGCAGATGTCCACATTATACTACTGAATGCCGTTATAATCTACAAAACCAATGCCTGAAAAACTACATAGACAGAGGAGGCAACAAATGAAACAACTGCTAATTAGATTATCAAAAGCAGACCACAAAGCCTTAAAACAACTGGCATTGGATAGAGATACCAGCATGAACACGCTGATATTACAAATGATTGAGATTTTAGTGAAAAAGGAGGAGGTGGAGAAATGAAAATAACTAAAAAATGGTTAGAAGAAAAAAGTGCTTGCCACGAGGGGATTGAGGCTTTTGGCTGCCAGAAGGAAACAGACAGCGTAAAAATTTTAAAGAAGTTAATCATGGGAAAAAAATTACAATGGGCTAACTGGCTCATTGTCAGGGTAATGACATATAAGCAGTATGTATCCTATGCGGTTTATGCGGCTGAGCAGGTGATTGATATTTATGAGCACAAATACCCCGATGATAATAGACCACGGCAAGCAATAGACGCAACAAAAAAATGTATAAAAAGTCCTACAAAAGAAAATAAAGCGGCGGCTGATGCGGCTTATGCGGCTTATGCGGCTTATGCGGCTTCTTATGCGGCTTATGCGGCTTATGCGGCTGATGCGGCTGATGCGGCTTATGCGGCTTATGCGGCTTATGCGGCTTATGCGGCTTATGCGGCTTATGCGGCTTATGCGGCTTATGCGGCTTATGCGGCTTATGCTATGAGATTGAAAATCCTTAAATACGGAATACGGCTATTGTGCAAGAAGGAGGAGAAATGAATAAAATAATAACAATTTTTGATGCGCCGATTGCAGAATTCAAAACTCAAAAAGCGGCGATTAAATTTGCAAAGCGAGTGATGCGGCCTGTAAGAATTGTTAAGGCTGAACGCTCCCTATATGATTGGTGTTGCAAAAAACCTGTATATCATGTTGTTTTGGAGGGAAATTAATATGGGAAACATGAGACATTGCAGATTTGAAAACACGTATCACGATTTAGTCGATTGTTATGAAGCTTTGGGGGAGGAAGGTGTTGACAGCCTCGTGAAAAATGCGAATCAATACGAGAAAAAATACATCACAAAACTCATTAAACTTTGCAGCGATATTGCAGCAGATTTTATGGAGGAGGCAGAAGAGGAGGTAGAGAAATGACAGAAAAAGAGATGACACCCGAACAGGTTGAGAACTGGCGCAAAGTGCTTTGTGAAATATTGGGGCCGTATGCCCTAATAATGCCAGTAGAGGATGTCCATAAATTCAGAGACAAGCTTCAAAAAAAAGTAAATACTCTATCGGTAAAGGAGGGAAAAAAATGACAGGAAATCTAATAAAGGACATGGTATTAATGAGCAGGGGTATTATGATTATGGAAGATGAGCCGACAGAACAATCAGAGCAGGTATGCAACGGTGATTGCCAGACCTGTAAAAAATGCGGGGAGGATGTATGAGTTATCGTAGCGACAAATGCACAAAGGAGGAACTGTTAGCATTTAAAGCGGAGGTTATAAAATGGCTCAACGAATATGGCATAGATACAGCAAAACTTGATTTGAGGGCCTATAATAGCTACGGAGGGGACATAAGAATTTACACAGGCGATTATATGGAATTGACAAACAGAAAAAGCAGTTTCAGGCGGATACCGGAAGACACAGTCAAGGATGGAAGTAGAACCACATATCACGGCACAAGAGGACATCACACAACACGATATGTTACCCCTATAATAATCAACAGAGACGAATGGGATTTTTTCAAGGAAAGCATGAGGGGGGAGCATCAGGACTGTTACGATGATTATCATAAATTAGAAAAATTAAAAAACAAAGTGGAGGAGGCATGATGCAAGAATACCTAATCTACCGGAACGGAAGATTGCGCTGCATAGTCAATGAGGATAAGGCGGAGGCAACGCTAAAACTGTTGCAGGGCAGCTATCCGATGGATGAATTTGAAATGATTGAGAAGCCGGAGGGCAAGATTAAAAAAATACTGGAGGTGAAAAATGAAGACTTTTAAGTCTGTTGGCAAGAAAACAGGACTAACGGGCAGGACGCTGGAAAGGTATATTTACTACATGAAAACCAGATGGGGAGAGAAAGAGGACTTACAATGCAAAACAGGATATGCAGAAGAATGGGCTATGCGCTTCAAAATGCAGAGAGAATTTTCCTCCAGCGATAGTGAGGGACAAAGTATTTTGAAGGAAATGGCAAGGTCTGGAGGTGAGAAATGACGCTTGAATCCATAATACACGATATACAAAAATGGCAGGGACTCCATGACAAGAAGCAGGCACAGCTTGATAAGGCAAATGACCGATACGACAGGGAGAAAGAAAATTGGAATAAAATCGTAAACAGGCTCACGCCTCAAATGTATAAACTTAGCCTAAAAATTGAGAAGGCTAAAATTTACGAGGGATATTACAAAAGAGAGAAAGGAGAGGAAAAATGAACAAAATAATCAAGAAGATTAAAAACTTGGAAGGGATTGATAAGTTTACTTTGGGGGTTCTGGTTTTTGGGACTCTGTATATCGGCGGGCATCTGCTCTGGTTTTTTTTCAGGCATGAGATAATCAGTTGTGCGCTGGCTGGGCTTTGGGCGGCTGTCAAAATTTGTCATCTATTCTAAAGCGTGTTGCAAAACTGTTACGTTTTAAAGGAAAGGGGGATTTAAAGCGGTAAAAGTGATGGAGGTATGGGGCAATACCTTCTAATGCCTTTAAATTGAACTGGGGCGAGCCTGAGAAGCCTGCAAGCCTATTCAGTGCTTGCCCTGCCTTTAGAGTTGCAATAATCCATATTTCCGGCTTATTGCAATCCATTTTTCCATTGTTTTTGGGCATTGTCTGAAATCCATACCAACGCCTTCCTCGCCCCTGAACCCCCACATTGAGCATAGCATGTCTTTTACTTCGTTGTGGACTTTCCCTATTGATTCAGAAATTTCTTCCCCACACTCATTGCAATATAGTCCAGTATCACATAAATCATTAAAAAAACCACAGCAGTCAGACATCAAATCTACATGAACTGGCATCTGAGTTCCTAACTCTACCATTTTTCTCACCTCCTTCCTATTTCAAATTTCTGCTCACATTCAGCCTCAATTACAGCCTTCATCCTCATATCGCTTTTCATTTCCACTTGCCGGGCTTGGACACATCCGGCTATAAACGCCGCCCTCATGCGCTTGGACTCAATGCTGTGGATAATGGCGGTTGCAATGAGGATTAAGCCGAGCAGAATTAATGCCGTGCTGAGTTTCATTTATCCCCCTTTACGCCAATGAATATTAAAAAACTCTCAATATCCGCCCATGACCTCGCTAATATATAATTACCTCCGGCATCCTCTATCAACTGCTGGAAGCCCTGCTGTTCTATACTAAGTTTACCCCGCTCTGATTTAATTTCCAAAAATAAAACTACGCCATTTTTTATGGCGATTAAATCACACCAGCCTTTCGCCGAGTAGATTGAGGGCGGGACACGCAAAACCCTAAAGCCGGAGTAGCCGAGCCTTGCTTGTATTTCAAGCATTATGGATTTTTCGTTTTGCGGCTTAGGCTTCATTTTAACGCCTCCATTATAATAATTTTGTTTCTGATTGTTTGTGCGTTAATACCGCCATTGCTTTATGCTCATCGCCGATTAATATGGGTGTTGTGATATTGTCATGTAATCCGTTTATCGTGCTTTTGTGGTCATGGTAGCCGATTAGTTTTTCGGGATATTCTCTCGGATTCGCAGAGAAAACCCTATAGAGGCTCATAAATTCCTTCCGCTTCCACTTCCATTCATCCTCTGACATTACACAGATAGCCTGCCAATCGCCCAAAGCCCGAACAACCATGTGGATTATAGGGTCATCAAATACCACGCTCTTATCGTAGCCGATTCGTTTACAGGCATCTTCAAGTTTAATAAGGGCTTGCATTGCTTTGTCATCAATGCTTGTTGTTATTGATTCTCTAAAATCTACGGGCTTAGGGAAAAACCTTGATGTTTTGGCAACTCTATTAGCTGATTCTCTAAACTGTTCCAGCGTCATGTCTTTTAGAGCTTCAAAATAAAGCGATAACCGCTCCTCTGATAATGTCTGGTCGTAAATCTCAGCCATTGCTATCAAGATGCTGTCAAATATCTCTTTGTCATTTTTCGTTGTCATAAAAACCCTCCCTCTTGCGCTTTTCTAAAATAGCCCAGTTCCCTGCTGTCTTAGCCGTGCCGTGTTTGGGCGTGGTGTTTATATTTAGCTCATCTTCCCATCGTCTTTTGTTCAGCCATGAAGCGGGAAGCGGGATGTATTGCCCATCGTCCTTCAGCCATTGCGGATTCTTCTTCCATGCCTCTAAGCCTGTCATAATAGCTTCTACCACGCCATTAGACGGTGATAGTTTCTCCCATGCCTTATAAGCGTCTGGCTTTGCTTCTTTACGAGGATATTCTTTGTAAAACAATAAAAAAGCAGACGAGTATTCCTTATCCTTATCCTTATCCTTATCCTTATCCTTATCCTTATCCTTATCCTTATCCTTATCCTTACGTCCGTCTAAGGACTGTTTAAGCCCCTTTAACACTCCTTCTTTTTCAAGTATTCGTATAATACTTGCATGAACCCTATTGGTTGGTTCTAACTCACCATATTGGAACTCAATAAATTTAGGAATAAACCATTTTTCTTTACTTATAACCGTTACTCTATCATTTAGGACTTTACGCACCTCATCCCAAGAAAAGTCGTATCTCAATGCGAAATTTGAGTTTTTGGGGTTTACCTTATAAATCCCCGCATGGTCACACTTGTCTAAAATATAAATCCATAATAATTTATACTCATTACTTAACTCACAAAAAAAGGGGTCATCCCATTTATTTGTGCAAGTGAACCTTTTACTCATATTTTCTCACTGTTCCTTTAATTTTATTCCAACAAATTCCACAAAAGTATGGAATAACTCGGTCAGCATTAAAGGGATGTTTTGCAATTGCAATATGTAGTGCTTCTATGATTTCATGTTTAGGCAATCTTTTTAAAAAAGTTTTAAGAGTAGCCTCTTTAAATGTATCTGAAAATCTCCATTTTGGATATTGTTCTATATATAGCTTACTTATATCATTTATGTCTTTTTGGATTCTTTGTGTAATTTTAACAACAAATTTACGATATTCCTTTAATTGTTCTTCTTTTTCCCTTAAAACTTCAAGGTTTTCCTGTAACTGCGTAGTAATTACAGAAAGAGGGATATTCTTTTTCCCTCTATTACAAGAAAAACAGGAAGTAATAAGGTTATTAATGTCATTAGTTCCACCTCTGGAAGAAGGCTCAATATGGTCAACTTCTAAAATAATTGATGGGGGTTCACTGCCGCAATAAGAACATCTAAATCCGTCCCTTTTAAAAACCTCGAACCTAATCTTTTTTGATATTGCCATCCCTTACCCCTTAAACGCACAAAGGGCAACAGGATTGCGTGTACTGGCACTTCCCTCACGTTGCGCAAGGGTATTCCTGCTGCCCTTTCTATGCTCAAAGTTATTTTTGATTCCATCCAGTAATGGTTTCATGCTTCCAATATACTCCTACTTAGAATTATTGTCAACCTTTATTTTTAGGGCTGGCAAGGCATTCTTGGCCTCGGCTTCTCATGGCTTTCGTGTCTTACATTACTCGCATCCAAGAACTCTCAAAAATTCCTGCCAAGATGTTTCACCCTACCAGCCCCTTTGGCGTAAGGGTTGGCAAGGCAGATGAGATATGTTCAGCAGCAATCTCTTTAATCACCCCGATTTCTCCCATATCCACCCTACCAGCCCCTTTGGCGCAAGTGAGGCTAATGCCAATAATTCAATGTGTCCTCAGTGCGCTTTCCTTAATTGAAACACGATAAAATAACAATGGTTCTTCCTTGCGTGCTGCTGATTTTTCATATTCGGTGAAAACATTACATTAGTTCTTCCCAGAACGAAAAAATCTTTGCAATAATATCCGAGTTCTTCTGCATATTTCATAATTTCAAAATGGCTCATATATTGTTTGCATGAATCAATCGTGTCCTGACATTTGAAAACCAAAATTCCATTAGGCTTTAAAAGGCGTTTAAATTCCTGCATGGCTTCTTTATAAAATTTCCACAGTTCGGGTATGTTCCTGAAATAACCGAATCTATCCCGTATTATTCCCTTTGCCCCCTCTCCTGTTGGCATTGCAACCACAAACGGAGGGTCAAACATAATGCTTGTTACACTTTTATCAGGCAGGGGGATTGTTCTTGCATCAGCTTCAAGCACACCTTCAACTTGTGGTTTAATATCAAACTTCAATCCGGGCCCGGGGATGTCATCCCAAAATCTGCCTGTGCTGTATGTCGGGTCTAAATCAAAGGGTTTGCCGTCATTGTGTAGCAACATAATCCAGCGGATGATGTCTTTCTCATTGTATGTCAGGGAAACAGCCAGTTCATCCCATGCAAAGGGTTTAGCTATTTCTTCAATAGCAAATAAATTCACGGTTCAATCCTCCCCTGTAATTTATCCACCTTCTCTTTAAAGCTTGACCAGCTTGTAATCCCGTATGTCCTGAGGCTCAGAGAATAAGGTGTCCCGTATTTTTCCTTCTTCTCAACCACCTTTCTGTAAATCTCTATAACATCTAAGTCATTTAACTTGCATCGCTGCGATTTAATGTTGTATTTTGACATGCACACATACTACATTATTCATATCCATATTGCAAATAAGTAATTCTTATACTTACATTAATATTACTGTCTTGCATTATCCGATTGCCTATTGTAGTATGAGGAATATGAAAGTTGATTTAGTTTTCCGAAATGAAAACACGACTGAAGGCAACGTAAGCGTGTTGCGGTGTCAAACCAAAGAAATTGCAAAAAAAGCCTTTATCAAACTGGATGCTGAAACAAAGATAGAATATGCCTATTGCCGTAAATTTTCTGGCTGGCATTACAATATTAAGGAGTGGTATAAACGCAAAGATGGGCATGAGGCGTGAAAACATGACACCGGCATTACAGCCTACACATAATGTTGAAACTCCGCTCTTTGACTATGCAGAGAAAATGCGGTTTAATGGCGCAACATATAAGCCAGCGTTAGACGACATGCGCCTCACAGGGCAGATTCAGAGGGTGTTTAATCTTATGAGAGACGGGCAATGGCGGACGCTAATGGAGATTGCAGACGCAACAAGCGACCCTCAATCCTCAATCTCAGCGCAGTTGAGACATCTGAGGAAGGTGAGATTTGGCAGTCATACAGTAAACAAGAGGTCAAGAGGACAGCGTGAGCATGGACTGTTTGAATATCAATTAATCGTGAAGGAGAAATAACAATGGCAGACATTGACGACATTAGGGCAGTTAAAAAAGGTATTGACTTTAATATCATATTATGGTAATATAAGAATATGAAAAAGGAAAAGTGTTTAAGGTGTGGTCATCAATTTGTGAAAAGAATAGACAACCCAAAGGTCTGTCCTAAATGCCATAGCCCTTATTGGAACAAAGCAAGGAAAGTAAAACATGCCATATAAAGACCCTGAAAAAGCAAAGACTTATCAAAGGGTTTATTACCTTAATCATCAGAAAGAGAGAAAGGCTTATAAGAAGGCTTATTACCTCACTTATCAGGATGAGGCAAAGGCTAAAGCAAGGCCTTATTACCTTGCTCACAGGGAGGAGATGAAGACTCGTAACAAGGCTTACCGCCTTGCTCATAAGGAAGAGATAAGGGCTTACCGCCTTGCTCATAAGGAAGAGATAAGGGCTAAAAGCAAGGCTTACTATATGGCTCATAAGGAAGAGATAAGGGCTAAAATGAAGGTCTATGGTTTGGTTCATCGTAAGGAGGCAAGGGCTTATGTCAGGGCTTATTTTCAAACTCCGAAAGGAAAGGTTGTAATGTGTAAACGCAACGCTAAACGCAAGCAGTTCGGCTTTATCCCCTTAAATAAACCATTTAAGGGTTCAGACGGACATCATGTTGATAAGCACCACGTTATCTATATTCCAAAAGAATTGCATGAAAATATTAAACACAGTGTTTTACAAAACAGAAATATGGGAACTATAAACGCTAAGGCTTTAGAGTTTATAGAACAAAATAAACCGTTGCCATTATTTTAAGAAAAGATAGTTATGTTTAAAAGGAAAAAATGAGAAATTTAGACGACATTAAAAACGAATATTATACCCCTAAGACTAATCCTCAATCTGCACAATGCCCGTCCTGCGGTTTATACGAGGTAGTCTTAGAAAAGGTAACTTTTCCAGATTCTTTTGTAGGACATCAATATAAATGTCTTGAGTGCAAGACTGTATTCCTATAGGATGGAATAAACAATGAGAAAAAACAAGAGCATAAACTTTGTAATAGATTATGCGGTCTATCCTTTTGAATTAATGGTGTCTTTTGGAGAGGACATTGAGATATTTAAAAAACGGTTGAGGGCAAAATTACCAGAAGATATAAGACATGAGATAGATTCAGAGTTCGGTGTTGATTTATGTAGTGGCAGGACTGTAATGTTTTCCGGCGGCATGACGGCGATGTGGTTTAGGGAATATCCATTAAAAGCCAGTCAATATGCTCTTATTGCACATGAGGTTTTCCATGCAGTAGATTTCTTGTTTCAAAGAATTAACATTAAACTCTCAGACGATAGTAATGAGGCATACGCTTATTTAATTCAATATATCACAGAGCAAATATATAGAAAGTTATGGGGCAAGAAGTGAAACAATCTAAGAGGCATAGCATTGGGGAAGCATGTTTAAACATATAAGCGGAGGTATTGATGATTTATTGCCATAAATGTGGGGCGGATATAAATCCACATGAAATAAGGGATTACCACTATTTGTTAGGGGTTCAACATAAGCAATGCCCTATATTAAAAACACCAAAAGCAAGCATGTCTTCGGATAATTTGATTCCCTGCCCGTTTTGCAAAGAAGAGGGGTTTGATATTGAAGGGTTGAAGGGACATTTGGAGAATAGAGAATGTAATATTTATACTTTAAAAATAAAAGGATTTAAGAAGGAACGAGTGTGAAACAATCTAAAAAACATAGCATTTTTGAAGCATGTTTCAACGTAGCTGTAGGCTAAGGCATAGCCGTCCTCAGTCAAATAATAATATTCCCTATGTTCAATGTTCACATACCGCTATCCGATAATCTTACAATCGGGCTATGGTTTACGGCTATATCTATTGTGAGAAGTTATACCCTGCGAAGAATTTTTACTAATCATAAAAAGGAAAAGGGAAAATGAACACGCAAGACAATTTGCAAGATAGATTACAGTCCCTTTTCCCTGTCCATTACAGGAGCGGGAATATCCTGCTGATTAATGCGGACTGCCATGAGGTTATGAAACATATCAAGGATAGAGAGATAGAACTTTGCATCACAGACCCGCCGTATTTTAACGGCCCAGACAAATTAGGATATTATGGGAACGTTATATCAAGCACTAAAGTAAAAAGACAGTCATATCTTATTATCGAAAAATGGGAAGTTCCACAGCAGAATTATTTTAATGCAGTATCGAGAGTGTCAAAAGAACAAATAATATGGGGGGTTAATTATTTTTCAATTCAAAATCCCGGAGTTGGACGCATTATTTGGGATAAAGTGAATGACTCCAGCACTTTTTCTGATGGGGAAATAGCATACTGTAGCCTTATTTCGACTGTTCGTTTTTTTCGCTTTATGTGGAACGGAATGCTACAAGAAAACATGAAAAATAAGGAATTTAGAATCCACCCTACACAGAAACCAGTCCGCCTCTATGAATGGCTTTTAAAGAACTACGCTAAGACAGGCGACAAGATTCTTGACACGCATGGAGGGAGCTTTAGCCTTGCCATAGCCTGTTACAATCTTGACTTTGAATTTACAGGGATAGAACTTGATGTTGAGTATTTTAAGGCGGCTGTTGAAAGATTTGAAGAACATAAAAAACAACAGAGATTGTTTAATTCAATTGGAGGCAACAATGCTTAAAACTACCACCATAATTAGCAACGGAAAACTTTTAGGATATATCAGGCTACAAGAAGATGTCTTGATTAATCTAAAGCCCGATATGGCACTGCTCCTTGAACAAGAGATTAACAAGGGCGATTCTACGATTTTAACCTTTAGACTAACTTTCGTGAAAGCGACATTAACGTAACAAGAGGGGTTTCAGAAGGAATTGACATTTTGACAGCCCTATAAGAATATCTAATAGATAAATTAATATTATTGAATTTACTTTGTCTATGTTTTTATGAAAGAATAAATTATGAAGATGACAATAGAGGAAAAGGAAGATAAATTGTATCTCGTAAAACTCTATGATGGGGATAAGGTCGTAGATGTTTGGGTTGTAGATGAGATAGAGGAAATTTTAAAGGAGGGTGTATGAAAGTAGGAGAAGGCTACAGACACGGGGATTGCGGATTGTTTGTGATAGGGAAACTGCCAGAAGGATTGAAGGCATCAAAAGGTAGAGTGCTAATGACAGGTAGCGGAGGCAATGACCACGGCTTCATCGGAGAGGGGACATTTTACCCTCACTCCGGGCGCACAAGGGATTATATCGTTGTTGGTTATCTGGTAGCAAAAAAAGGTGTTAAACTCGCACATGTTGAACACGGCGAAGGGAAGCAAGACAAGAAGGGCTTGAAATATGCACCCATAGTAAATGGGATATATCAAGTGAGGAATCAGACTGAAAAACGCCATGAAGCGATGGATAAGGTGGTGGACTAATGGAAAAGAAAATATATAGCGGAAATATATCCATCAAAAACGAAAAAGAATGGGTAAATTTTACAAAAAAATACAACGGTATTAGCGGCTCTCTCTACATGAACGGCATGACTGGAGTTACAAGCGTTACATTCGCAGAGGGCATGACGATTAGCGGCTCTCTCTACATGAACGGCATGACTGGAGTTACAAGCGTTACATTCGCAGAGGGCATGACGATTAGCGGCTCTCTCAACATGAAGGGCATGACTGGAGTTACAAGCGTTACATTCACAGAGGGCATGACGATTAGCGGCTATCTCGACATGAACGGCATGACTGGAGTTACAAGCGTTACATTCACAGAGGGCATGACGATTAGCGGCTATCTCGACATGAACGGCATGACTGGAGTTACAAGCGTTACATTCGCAGAGGGCTTTAAGTGCGGCTATCTCGACATGAACGGCATGACTGGAGTTACAAGCGTTACATTCGCAGAGGGCATGACGATTAGCGGCTCTCTCTACATGAACGGCATGACTGGAGTTACAAGCGTTACATTCACAGAGGGCTTTAAGTGCGGCTATCTCGACATGAACGGCATGACTGGAGTTACAAGCGT